CCATCCCAAGTAAACAATCCCTTGTCTGGGTCACCAATGATGACGCGCTGGTTCTTGTATTGGGCAGCAGATACATTGCCAGAAGAGAACGTACCCGCAGCGGCTACATTTCCTATGTTGGCAGTACCGCTGGTGTCTAGCTTGACGTACTGTGACCTACCATTAGCTTCAAACCCCAATATGTAATCGTTAACATCAATGTTGGCAGAAGTAAGAAAGCTGACCGTGTTTGCAAAAGCAATGGTGTTGCCACTAACATCTTTTACAGCAGACTGAGAAGGAACAATTTTGATGTTGCCGTGACCAATCGGCATGGCGTTTTCAATCCACGCAAACTCATCCTCTTTAATCGCCGTTCTATTAGCCTTTGTGTTTAGGCTAGTGAAGTTCTTGACGACAGCATACGACTTTTTTTGCTCTGCTGCTGCCATGATTAGTACGGGCTAGAGTAAGGGTCAGGGATGCGGCGCGTGAATACGGAGTTCTGCACAGCATTGACTTGCTTGCCGTACTCTTGTTTGTAGATTTCAGCCTCACCGTAGCTTTGTTCTTTGTACTTGGCTTTGTAGGCTGCGTAGAAGGCCACAGGGCCAGTGTACGGGGCAACGATGGTGTCAGTTACGCTAGGTGCAGAGGTCTGCAATGGCGTAGGCATGATTACCGTGTCTAGTTCCATGTAATAGCTTTGGTCTGGAATAGGAGAGATGTAAATCTGACCTTGACCATACGTTGAGAAACAAATAGGCCTGCCAACATAGTTCTGCCAGTAACGCAGTTGGGCATTGAAATTTGTCCACGGTAAGTAGCGCAGCGGAATACGGCTGTTGCCCCAATACAGGTTGACATTCATGATGTCTAGCGTGTACTGACCGTTAGGCATGGCGGCGTAATTAATTATTTCCGCATTGCTGGAGTATTGCAGCGTTGCCGTACCGTTGGTGAACGGGGCAGTAGGGGGAAACGTAGCGCCAGATGCCGGGTAAGGCGGGGGAGAAGTGTCAGTTGTTCCGTCAGCAATCACTTCATAAATGAAGATGTTGGAGAACAAGAACTGACCGGCTGTTACAGCAGTGCTTGCAGCCCACGCAGTTGCAGCAATTCCCGTTGTAGATAACGGGGTTTGGGTAATTTGAAGAGTGCGTAAGCACCCTGTGTCTCTGACTACTCGCTCACGCGCACTATTGATATAGTCCGTTAACTCAGCATCATCCCAGAAATTTCCGTTGGCATCGTGTAGTAGCCTGCGGACTTCCGATATGTAGGAAGTAAGTGTTGCCATGTTGCTTCCATTTTATGCTGCCCTTTGGGTAACTTTTCCCCCCACGGATTTCTCAATCCGCAGAGGTACTACGCTAACCGCCGAGGGTAACGAGCGGTGCTGTTCGGGAGTTTGAGCAGTTATCTCAAACTTGCTCAGTCTTTCAATCCCAGAATTTAAGTCTGAATGAGAACGTATCCAACCCAGACGGGCCAGATACGGTTCTTTATTCTCTGCACCGTAACCAAACACATGCTTTGCAACATGCACAGGAACTTCTACGGGTTTACCCTTAAGAAATTCATAGAAAATGCCACCGTACCCATCTGTGAGTGCGGTGTCAGTTCTGTTGGTTACGAATACAGTTTCGGTCATAGGTTCACAATGTCACCGTACACCGTAACTTCACAAGTTGCATCATTAGCGGTAGTTACTTTTAACCACAGAGCGCCAGACGAGTACACGTTAGAAACGGCATTCGCGGTAGGAGCAATGTCTTGGAAAGTAGTTGTGCTTGTGATGTTTGCAAGTTTGGTGGTAGCAAATACAGCGTTAGCAGCATTGCCATCGCTAGACGTAAGAATACTTACGTTAGCGGTAGCAGCACTTGCGTTTGCATTTGAGATGGTGACACGGCGAACTATGTAGCTAGTACCAACTACAGACATCACAGCGGCAGCATTGCTTACTGCATTCAGCGGTACAACGACAGCCGAAGCAATAGCAAAATTGCCAAATGAGTCTGGGTAGCGAGCGCCTACATTGTTTGCGTTCATGTCAACTCCTTAACTTGAGTAAGTGCCGGGAGCGTTGTTACCACCATTAGAGGTGTACAGAGTCAAAGACTGAGTGCTGGTAGTTGCGTTTGCACGAACATTCCAACCGTCAGAAATAACAGTACCACCAGTATTGGCTGCAATGTACGTTGTCCAAGCATTAGCACCAGCAGAGGTGTAAGCATTCACTTCAATGGTCACGTTGTTCGCGGATTGAGGAAGAATGTAAGCACCAGCAGGAACAAACTGAGCAGACGATACGCCAGCGTTCATCAAAGTAGTGTTACCAATACCAATGCTGGAAATGGTAATACCTTGCAGATACGCACCAGCCGTATTAGTGGCTGCGTTGGCAAGAAGGATTTTATTTAGAGACAATGACATGTTCTATGCTCCTTACAGCGAGAGGTAGTTGTAACCTGTCACCTTGGTCATCGACTTAGGCTTGACGTTCACCAACTCGGCAATCATCAGAACCGCACCGACATAACCAATTTGCCAGTTAGGAAGCGTAGATTCAAATCCTGTAAACACGAACGAACCTTGCTCATGGATGTAGAGCGAGAGATAGTTAGTGTTGAGGAAGTAAACCGTACCTTCTGGGCAGTATGGGTCTGGGTAGATAGGTACACCAGCAACCATCAATGCGCGGAAAGCCGCCTGTGGGCCGTTGTTGTCGCCATCAAATCCCGAACCGGGGGTGATGACATACTGCTCTTGACCTACGAAGTCTTGAGCCAACAGAGTCCATGTACCAAAACCGCAAACACCAAAGCTAGGCATCTCAGCACCGTTCTTCACAGTACCAGAGATGTATTGCAGGATGTTTTGACGGGTTGGGTTAACCGAGCCAGCAGCGTACTGCTTAGACTTCCACCATGTATAGGTAGAACGGTTAATGTTTCCGTAGGTTTGCAGAGTTGTACCATCATCAATAGCACCGGGCAGTCCAATGAACTGTTGGGTGTTAGTGGTGTTGTTGTACAAAGCCGTAGCCATTGCGTCCATCATCACGTTGGTGGCATCGTTCATACGAGCCTCAATCAACGGGATAATCGCTGCATCTTGTTGAACTGCGCCTTCCATACCGAGGAACGGCACGGGAGAAATCATCAGTTTCAAGTCAAATTCAGCGTTGTAAGCGCCTTGTTGAACTGACGGTTGGGCAAAAGAGCCGCTGTAGTCAGACCATTGAGCATTTACAAACTGAGCGCCCTGTACGGGAACAGTTACAGAAGATACACCGCCACTAGCTTGCTGACTATTGCTAATCAGTGCTGCCAATAAAGGTGTTGAGTTATAAAGCTGGACAACCAGCTTAGGGATAAAGGCTCTACGAGTTACATAAGTCAGTTCAGTAAACTGATTCGACCCTGTAGCTGGTAGGATGCCGCCGCCAATAGCCATAAGGCCTCCTTACGTCACGATAGACAAACAATACCCTCTTTTACAAACCGATAGGGCGAGTGGGCTTACGCAAATCACTCAATGCCCTTGCTGCTTCTTCACGAGCAGCACCAACAGGATTCTTCCAATACTTGTTAAGGTCAAACTGTTTAACAGGTGACGGGTTGTATCCAGAAGAGGTAGGCACTGCGGCTTGTTTCATCCAGTTGTGATACTGGGCTGCTGTTTCATGGTTTGTGATACCTTGCTCCAGCATAATTTTTTCCACATCCTTGACTTCGTCCTCAGAAGAAATCAATCCTTTTTTCATCAAGTAGTCAGCCGCCCACAAAGCAGACAGCGTCTTGCCTGTGCCCGGGGGCCCGTACATTATTATCCCCGTGCTCTTCGCCATCTTGAATTTCGTGAACAGGCCGCCCTGCCTTATCGGAAGCTCTATTATCCTCTTTGCCAGCTTTTTCTGGCGGTCGTAGCCTATCACATCCGAGAATCTGGTGTTGTACACCGCAAACTTGAGCTCGTCGCGCTTTGCGGCGGCTTCATCCGGCTTGGGCATCGTCAGCGATTTGCCCTTCATCTCGCGTAT